TCCTCCAGGACCAAATAACTTGGTTAGTCTTTGATATATTGTTAAATCTGCCATTTTCTTTAATAATAGAAATTATATTATAAATAGTAAATTATTTCTTATTTTACTTTGCCAAATAACCAACCATACTCTTTATACATACTTTTTTGGTCATTACTTGTGTTACCTGGAATACCAAATAACGGTTTATTTTGTTGTGGTTGTCTGTGTGAAGGGGTTTTATCGTTTGTTTCACCATCAGTAGTCCAACTATTCAACATTGCTTTTGTTAGTGCATCTGCTTTTTGTAATTGTGAAAAAGAGTGTTCACCCACATAAATAGCCATAGCTATAGCCATAATTAAATCATCGTGTTTTCCCTTCATATGGTTAGCTTTACCATTTATATACACAAATGTATATAACTCATTAAGTAATCTTTTTGACCTTATAATAAATTTATGTCTTAGGGCTTCTTCAAAAGAGGCTACAATTTGTGTTCTCTTATTATTAAACGCTAGTCCTGGTATTTTATCAGCAGAGTTAGGGTTGTACTTCCATTTATCTGCAGAATTTGCTCCTTCTACATATAGGTCTCTATAACCTAATTCTTGTAGTTTTCTTGCGGTAGCTACCCCCATTCCACCAGTTATATCTATAACAACATAAGCTTTATATAAATTACCCCATTTAAATGCTAAATCTGCAGCTAAGTCAGGTGG